CTGTGCCACATCTCCTATTCTAGGAGAGTTAGGACCTGGACATTCCACATCTTCATCTGGTGGAACTGCTTTACTTGTATCAGGAGATGGTGGAGGTGGGGGTGGTTCTCCTCTTTTTGCCACTATAGTAGGTAATCTATTCTCTGGTTCAAAGTTTATCGTATGATAGAATGGCATTGATCCACTAGGACACAACACTCCACTACCATCAGGATCATTCTCTACTAGATTTTTATCCCATGGATCAATTGAAGAATAAGACCTTCTATCATCTTGATGCTTCCATACACAACCAGGCATTTCCACAATTGGAAATCCAATATCTAAAGTAACAGGAGGATGTATATTGGGAATAGTATTAATATAAAGATCGTTAGAAGGAATCCTGTATATATTAGATACATACGGAGTTTCAATATTATTAATCTTAGAGATAGGAGGCACTAGTCTTTCCAGCCACCTGATTTTAACCAGTTGTTATAGTGTGGATTATCCCAGTTATCACTAATCTCATAGGATGGAATAACAACTTCTTGAATATATCTTCTATTTTCTCCAACAAGTTTTACCTTGGCATCTATTTGAGCACCCCACCATATGGCACCACCTAATTGTGCTGCTAAGAATGTGAGTACTGGTATTGGAATGTTTTTCATTTTTTAGGAACCTCTTGTCTATAATCTCCTGGTGTTGTAGATCTTACAACCCCTCCTGTTGATTTGGGTAACATCTCTGCTATAGCAGAGCGAACCTCTTCTCTTACTATGAGTTGAAGTTCGCTCTGTTTTGCTTTTATTCTTTTATCAGGACCACCCGTTACTTTATCAAGTGCATAATTACCACCTATCACAGTACCTGTTCCAACAACTGCTACTGCAGTTCCAACAGTGGTAATCCTTTGTAAGTCCATTACTTCTTACAGAACTTTTTAGCAATAAGTGCTAATGCTCCACCAATAATAACTACAATAACAGCAATCTCTGTTCCACCCAATCCTTGTGGTTCTGGTTCTACAATTTCCTGTAACATAGGAACTTCTTCTATTGCCTGTTGTGCCTCTTTAGGCAATGCTTTCATTAAATCTTCCATAGTATTATATTTAAGTATAGTATATATGCTACTCTATTAATGTACCAAATGAACGTCTAATCACACGTAGTGCCTCTAAATCCATATTTTTTGTTCCTCCATCATACGCATGAGCATATCCTTCAGTAATCATCTGTTCGTTTAGCGAAACATCAGAGTCGCCAACATAGAGCCAACCAAGAAGCCTACCATACTTCCCAACTCCACCCTTAAGTTCAGTTCTAATAAGGAGTTCTTCATCACCTTTAATTGTTTCTTCTAGTTTTGCTTTTAACCAACCTGTCGCATCTATTCCCAGTGCCTTCTCCTCAAGGTTTCTTGTTCTCTTCTCTGGTGTATCAACTCCTGCAACTCTAACTCTTTCTTTCTTGTATAAGTCAAACCCAAGATCAATGGTGACATCAATAGTATCGCCGTCAACAACACGATTAATCTTCGTTACTCTGAAGTTGTAACAACTCTTCCGACTCGGTGGAACCAACGCTCCCATAATCTCCCCACTCCATTTGTTCTAGTGATTTATTTATCATCTCATCTATTGAAAGTCTATTCTGTTTTGATTCATACTCTCGGATCTTCTGTATCCACTCCCCCGTCGGGAATGAATGACCCATGTGTGCTTTCACTGGAGTCGCTATGAACAGTAATGGGATTAGGATTCCAATCATCGTATTTAAATATCCAATATATTGTAACACATACTCCTACAAGAAGTATAGCTATCATAATATTTACACTATGGACAATCTCACTCACGATACTTTGACCTTCCACTGAGAATTAGGATCTAATTTGTCCATATAATTAAACCCACTACCTTCAGGGTAAACATATCGTCCATTCTCATCAAACATCCCTGAAGTGTCTGCTATCCTTGACTCCTTTGATGGATACTTGGGATAAGGTCTTTTACCTTCTCTCATCTCCTGTCCCTTTCTTCTTCTAATCTGATTACCAGTCTCAGGTATATTATCTTTATCCAACCAAGCAGTGCCTAGCAGCTCTTTTATCATTTCTTTTGTGTAACCTTTAGGATGCATTTTCTATCACCTCACTATCAGGAAGAAGATCTAAATCACCTACTACTCCACCAATCACAATAAAGGCAGTAAGCACAGCACCAGCACCCCATACCCATTTCTCAAGTGCTCTTATTCTTTCTCTTACATCTTCATTTAATTTGGTGACTCTCTCTTCTGTTCTATCAATTCTTTTATGAATCAATTCCATACGACGAGTAGCATTCTCAAGAGTACTATCAAGGACAGCAATCTTTACATCCTGTTCAGAATCTTTGTTAGTGATTTCGTCCATTCTTTATCCATCTCGGTAAATAAAATATTGAAAATGAAGCACCCCAAAAGGTTGCTAAAACTGCTAGATGAAATAATCTATTTGGATAGAAAATTAATCCAAGACCTACAAGTATCATCCAGACATAATCTAATGTGCCGTGGAATCTATACCAAACATTAGCACCATACTTATTAATAAATTTATCTCTCTGCTTCCCGAACCACGGTGATACGTGCCTCATCATAACGAATCCTTCATTAAAAAACATAACAAAAAATCCAATCCAAAAAATCATTAATCTCTTTGCCTCCAATCATCAGACCTTTCTTGATGAAACCAATCTACCACATCTTGTGGATCTCCGAAACCCCTACGATGTTGAGTTGGATCGGGGTCTCCTATATTCAACTCATTCAGAAAAGAATCGTTAGGGTTAGTAGCCATTCTTCTTGCGGTATTCATCATACCTCTAGCAGCAGTATTTGCCTTTGCTAGTTTGTTTGCCCAGATCATATCTTCTAGACTAACATCACTCCCTGAAGCAATATCTTTACATATTCCTTCCAACCTTAAACGGTATTGAGTAGATAACATATGTTAATATGAGTAATTAATATAATTTATAAGACTAGCACTAGTGTACTAAACCCATGCCTGTGCTGCAAGCCATGTTGCCATACCCAAAGATGTTCCCATCACTGTAAGTCTACTCATCCACCACATAATCTCATGCTTATTTTTTGTTATGCTAGTCATCATTAATGTCCCATTGGAATACCTGCTGCCATGAAGTCGGCAACCTTTTTTACTTCCTCACTCACACAATAGTCAACAAAATGAGGATGCTCCTGTAGATAAGGAACATCCTCTTTTGAGTGTTGTATTGCTTGATATGAATCTGCAGCATATTCGCAGATTTCAAAGTGATGTAGTTCTGTGTCGTGATAACCGACAGTGTAATGCTTTTGTTGTGTCAGGGGCATGATTTTTCAATCCCGTACTATCAAATATTTATAGCACAGATTGAGTAATTTTGCCTAGTTCAGTGTGGACTTCCTGACTATGTTAGAGAACCTGAATAACTGCTACCACATCAGGTATCTCACTCATCAATTTCTTTTCTATACCTTGCTTTAAAGTCATAGTACTCATGGCACATGTCTCACATGCACCACCTAATTTTACTTTAACATATCCCGTTTCATGTTCTATATCATAAAGTTGAAGGTATCCACCATCAGCTTCAATATAGGGAATAAGTTCCTCCAACACTTTGAGTACATTTTCTTCTGTTAATTCCATTAGTCCTCTGTTGGTATATTAAAAATAACCAACCACACAATTGATAAAGTAATTATAAAAAATACTCTAATAGAACTGGGTGATGTGTCAATCACAAAAGTATTGCACCTATAATAAATCCTTTACCAAATGCAAGACACAGCATTTGATAATCAGTTAACTTAAATTTTTCTTGTATTTTCTTTGCCCATTTCTTATCCCATTCTGCTATTTTATCAAAAGCAAGTTTTGGATTAAAATTCCACATCTTCTTCATCCTCTATAAAATCTAATTCAATACCCTTAAGAGATAAAAGTACTTGTTTTGTCTTCGTAAATTCTTCACTATAAAAGATAACGGGATCTTTTAATGATGGATCTCCACTCATAATTCTTCCTCCTCCTCATATTCATCAATTGGATTTCCCAATGATTTGTAGTTTAATTGTTTCCTAAGAAAAAGAACCTCCTGCTTAAGAAGAAGGTTCTCTTCCTCAAGAAGTTCTATGTGATCTTGGTAAATGATTATGCTCATGAAATTATTTAATCAATTAATGATTGCTTAATCATTAAGATATTTACATTTTATAGGGTTCTTGAGGTTTTGTATCGGTAGTAATCTTAAGAGGTGCTTGCTCAACTCTAATAGTTTGAACAGGCCCAGCAGGTGCTTTTGCCAAGATTGCTTCAATGTCTTTTGCAGTAACAGGAGGAGGACCACCATTTACTCCATTACCATTACCATTCATTTTCATGGTACCATCACCTTTCTTAGATGCGGTCTGAATTCCGAAGCTAGCCAAAACCCCAGTAAAAACTGAAGCTATAAATGTCGGATCTATTTTCTGTTGTGGTACACCTGGTATGGCCACGTAATTTAAAGTCAGAATTCCTCCGGACCACACAAGAACGCCCAGCCGTACAAATGTACTAATGATAGCAGCTCTTTCATCTTCATCGGGAAGTATAGCATCCTTTAGTTTACCTAAAGCACCTTTCTCTTCTTCCTTATCTTCAACCTTTTTTTCTTTTACTTCTGCAGCCATAAGAATACTAATATCTATTCTTATATAGTTTCTTAAAAGTTTGGAACTCCTAATCCACCAGAAGGAACAGATGGAACAGCAGCTGAATCAGAAGGAGATGCAAGATCAGGTGTTCCTATAGGAAGTGCTCCTCCACCCATGCCACCAAGACCTCCGAGAGATCCAGTAACTGCTTCCATAACCTGAGATTTAACTCCATCAATGATGGATGCCCTATTGAGGTATACGTATACCCCACTACCAACAACGGCACCAGATACAGCGAAAGACGCAAGAGCAAGTACATTTACAATTTTTTGCATTTTTTTATTTTTCAAGTGATTTATTTATAAAAGACTGTTTATAAGCATTGTAATAATCAACAACACCAGCACTTATAAAATACTTTTCAACCCACTCATCAGCACATTCATATATTGCTTTATTATTATTCTCATGTCCATACTTACTCATAAGAATTTTAAGTACTTCCCGTCTTAGTTTTAATTGACTTTCAGAATACTTAGTGCTCATAGGTACTCCCAGTTCCAATATATGCTAAAGAAAAAATATCATGATCCTCAACATCTTCATCATACCATTCTTCAAATTCTGAAAATATAGCAAAGGCATCGTCTTGCATTTTTTTTCCTTTCATCATTCCATCAAGGCCTCTTTTTATTTCCTTTTCTCCTCCTTCACAAAGAACATGAATTCTTTCCCGTGACCAATCATGTGTATTCTTAAGAGTCTGTTCCAAAGTTTCCATAGTTTTTTTTCATGTACCTTCCAAGAATATTGCTATTATAGTATGCAGGTTCTCCGTTGTCAAGGGACTCCATCAATACATTATTAAGAAACAACTGTTTAGTCTCTTCGTAGTTCACATCTCCGAGTCTGGTATGGAGGGATAAGATCTCTCGTTTGAACGCAAGGTTTCCAAGTAACTTTCTATCTGAATTAAGTTCGTCAGAGCTTCCATAGTATCGTTTCCAGTCACTCTCAGACGTAACCCGTCTCTTACCACCTCTAGGCTTACGTTTTTGGATGAAATATTTTCTACCGATGTATTGTTTACCCGACTCAATATTAGTAATACAGTAGACGAAACCGAAGAAATCGCCAATATCGTCAGAAGTGAAAGCTGTACCTTGGTAGTACCAGGGATTTTCATAATCTCCTTCCATCTCATAATTTTATATCATTTTTTTTATTTATCTTAAAGGTTTATCTCCATGATACCACTTAACTAAGGAATATCTTACTCCTTGAGTAATTTCAGTAACTTCATGGATCAGTCTACTATCAAAAACAAAAATAGTCCCTTTAGTTTTAGGACAAATATACTTGTCACTATTATGATATAAAATTAAATCACCACCACTATAATCACTCTCTGAAGATAGTTGAAGAGATAAACTTAATTTTCTTGTATGACTTTTACTATCCCTATCACCAGAAAAATCTGGATGAAGTGAATAATATTCTCCTTTACCATAACAAGATACTTGAGCTGGTTCTTTATCTTCTTCTGATAAATCAAAATGAAAATTAGTACAATTTGCAAATCTTATATATCCATTTACCAATGCATTTATCCAATTTTCATCAGTAAATTGTACATTTACCTTTCTAATTTCTTCAGGTTCTCTATTATTAAACAACAATCCTTTTTTATAATTACTTTTGTCAAAAGAATTGACAATATAATCACAAATTTCAGAAGGGATCTCTCCCTCCCAATACCAACATGGACTCAAAGAACTCATAATTTATAAAAATTTTATCTCCACTTATCTGCTTGAGCAATTCTTTCCAATTCATCTGCAGAAAAATGGCCAGATGACTGTAATTTATCTTGAATAGGATTATCTTCCCCTTCAGGTTGCTCTACCTCAGTAGGTGTAGAAGATTCTGGTGTTTCTGGTGGAGTGGCCTCAGGTGGATTCTCTGTAGGAGCTGTAATATTCTTCCAAGTATCAGATAATCGTTTAAGATCAGAACTATTAAATGAAGGGTGCATAGTATTAATAAAATATTGGTAAAATTATTTAGACTGTTCCTTAATTGCCAATAAAGTATCCAAAGGAATCCACGCAGGATCTTCCTCTGCAAATTGAACTTCTACCTCAGTAAAAATTTTCTGATAAAATCTACTGTAACTCTCTCTTGTATTCAATACATTACCAAAGGGGCTCATCATTTCAATTTCCATAGTGTTTTTTTATTTATCCACCAGCAAAATCATCCCAATTTTCATAGGGATTTTCTTCATATGCTTTATAACAATCCTCTAAACTATAATTTAAATCCTGAGAAGGAGTCTTTGGTAACATCTTGTTTGATTCCTCCGACAATGTAGGATTCAACTTCAGTTTCTTGTGGGGCCACTTGAAGACCCTTAGAAGAGATCCAATGCTCTGTCCAAGGAAGTGGATTATTTTTTGCAGGTATGTCATAAATTGGTTTTAATCCTAATGCTTTTATTCTACGATTGGCAATCCATTCAACATATTGATGAAGAAGTTTATCATTCAAACCAATCATAGTACCATCCTTAAATAGATATTCTGCCCATCTCTTCTCTTCATCTACAGTATCTTTAAATGCTTGAATTAACCAAGGTTCTTGTTCCTTAGTGATTTCAACCATGTCAGGATCATCACCCTTCTTCCAATTATTTAATATGTTTTGGGTGATTGCAAGGTGTTGATTTTCATCTCTGGCAATGAGAGATATAATTTTAGCTGATCCCTCCATGAGTTTGAGTTCGCCAAATGCAAAACTGCAAGCGAAACTGACATAAAAACGGATACCCTCAAGAATGTTAACATTAGCTACTGCCCTATATAAATGTTTTTTAAGATCTTTAATTGTCCATTCTGAATTAGGATGAGTTCTCATATCAGGTTTCCAAGCATTACTCTGCCCATATTCCTGTGCATAATTAATAAAATCATCATATGCCTTAGTGACACTTGATGCTCTTTCTAGAATACGATCATCTCTAAGAATAGTATCAAAGACTTCGGAAGGATCTGAATAGACATTCTTCATTATATAAGTGTAAGATCTACTATGAATCATCTCCATCAGTTGCCATACGTTCATACATGCTTCTAATTCTGGAAGAGAACAATATGGAGCAAAAGCCATACCAGGTGCTCTACCCTGAACACTATCAAGCATGGTCTGATACTTTAAATTAGAAGTAAAGATATGTTTCTGAACAGAACTTAAAGATTGATAATCTGCACGATCTTTTTGCAATGAAACCTCTTCAGGTCTCCAGAAATAACCTAACTGTGACTTAGTTAAATTTTCAAATGAAGGATACTTATAAGTATCATATCTTTGAATTCCTAATGGAGCACCAAAAAACATTGGTTGTTTCTTAATATCCACTTCTTCTGTATTAAATACAGTCATAGATTCAACTTTAGATAGCACAGCTCTCACACTCCTCTTCTTTAGAAGCCATAATATCATCAACTAACGATTGTAACTGAGTATGTCCTTGAATACCCACTTCCTTTTCACCAGTAGGTATAGATAATTCAATTTCATCAGACTTATTATCATATGTATTTTGATAATAAGAAGTCTTCCAACCATATTTGTAGGTAGTTAAAAGATCTTGTGCCATTACACTAGTAGGAACTTCAGAACCTTCGTAATGTTCTGGATTATAACTCCAGTTTCCACTGATTGCTTGGTCAAAAAACTTCTGCATAACTGCTACCACATTGATATAACCAGTATTGTTAGGCATATCCCAGAGTAACGTATAGTTATTCTTAAGTGTACCATAAGATGGAACAATCTGTTTAAGAGGCCCTTTCTTAGACTTCTTAACTGACAAGTAATCTCTAGGTGGTTCAATTCCGTTTGTTGCATTACTGACCACAGAAGATGATTCTGAAGGCATTTGAGCAGATAAAGTGCTATTTCTTACACCATACTGCTTTACTTCTTCTCTAAGCGATTCCCAATCATATTTTAACTCATTAGGAATGATATCATCAACCTCTTTTTTGTAAGTATCAATAGGAAGAATGCCTTGAGCATACTTAGTTCTGTTAGAATACTCACAAGCACCCTTTTCTTTAGCTAAATTAACAGTAGATTTAATCAAATAGTACTGAAATGCCTCAGTTAGGTCATGAATGAGTTGCCATGCCTCTTTATCCTCATATTTAACCCCTTGCTTGGCAAGATAGTGTGCTAAACCAATAAAACCAACTCCAAGTGATCTACGTGCCTTTGTAGCGATCTCTGCTGCGTTGACAGGGTATCCTTGGAAGTCAATGAGTTCATCAAGACTCCTAACACTAAGGTCACAAAGCAACTCAAAATCAGAAACATCCCTAATTTTACCAATATTAATGGCAGAAAGGATGCAAAGAGCAATTTCTCCCGCCTCATCATCAATATGTTGAATAGGTTTGGTTGGTAATGTAATTTCTTGACATAAATTACTCATTTCTATCTTATCCAAGAAGGAAGAATGACTATTACAGTGGTCAATATTCATAATATAGATTCTACCAGTCTCTGCCCTCTCTTTTAAGAGGTCAAGTATCAATTCCTGAGCTCCGATGGTGGTTCTGGGGATTGATTCGTCTGACTCATATGAACAGTAAAGAGCATCAAACTCACTGGTCCCAAAACTCTCATAAAGGTCAGGAACACTATGAGGGGAAAATAGCGAGATTTCTTGATTTTCGATAAAACGTTCATAAAATAACTTGGATATTTGAATACTATAGTCTAACTTTCTAACTCTGTTGTCTTCGGTTCCTTTGTTGTTTTTGAGGACGAGGATGTCTCTGATTTCTTGGTGCCAGATAGGAAAGTGGACAGTTGCTGAACCGCCTCTGATTCTACTGTTGATCCCTCGGATTCGTCCTGCGTTAATACCGATACCAGCCCTCTGTGCAACGTATTTGCCAATAGCCATGTCAGAGCTAAAAATACTATCGAGGGTGTCATCAATATCAACCAAAACACAAGATGCGTATTGACGAATAGGGGTCCGTACCCCCGCCATGATTGGGGTTGGGATGTTGATTCTGTGCTTGCTGATTGCGTCGTAGTATTGTTTGACATAATTTAACCTAGTTTCTTGTGGATATTTAGAAAAGATAGTCGCAGCTATCATAAGATACATGAACTGTGGTGTTTCGTACACCTGATTGGTACTTCTATCTTGCACCAAATACTTATCTACAACTTGACGTAAACCTGCATAAGTAAAAAGATAATCACGTTCATGATCTATAAAAGATTCTAACCTATTAAACTCTTCTTGTGAATAGAGATGTAATATTTCTCCATCATACACACCATTATTCACACATCCCTGCACATGATCTATTACAGATGGGTTTTCATGCATACGACCATATAATTGCTTTCTCAGAGCAAATAGAAGAAGTCTAGCAGCAACAAACTGATAATTAGGATGATCTAGATCAATTAAATCACTTGCAGATTTAATTAATATCTCCTGAATTTCACCTGTTGTGATTCCGTCATAAAATTGTATCCCTGATTGCATTTCTACTTGAGATGCTGATACACCAGCAAGATCTTTACATGCTTGTTCTACCATAACATGCATTTTCTCAAGATTAAGTGGTTCAATAGAACCATTTCTTTTCTTAACTTTGGTGCCGTTACTCATACCTTCTTCCAATTGTTAAATTTGATTTTTGCTTCTAAGTTAGAATATATATTCGATTGCAACATAGACATTATATCATGACCTACTAGAACCATGTCATTAATGTCCTTTTGTTCTATGCCTAATGGCCAGATGATGACTCGTTCACCTCTGTTGATGCATTTTTCAATTTTCCCGACAATTTCTTTATTGCGAGGTTCGTTATCGTAAACGTAAACGATGCTGCTTCCTTCAAGACACGCCAAGCTACTATCACTCCCACACATAGCCACACTATTGCTAACGAAGGTTGAGTCGAAAGGTCCTTCCACGACGTAAATAGTTTCTCCTTTATTAATTTTATCCAATCCATATACTTTTGGTGCCTCTTCATCTAACATGACTGTGATATATTTAACAGAATTAGGAACTAGACTTCTTCCCTGAAAACCGATTAGATTACGTTCTGTATCGTACATTGGAATTATGATTCTAGATTCATCCCTACGTATGGTGTCAAACGTCTTTTTTTGAGTATTTACCCACTTCATAAACTCAGAAGCGTAATAAAATTGTGTGGAATCCAACTTTCTATTTTCAAGATATTTCTTGGCAATAGGAACTTCAGATGCTTTTGGCAAATCCAACTCCTTTTTAAAAGATGGTTTCTTAAAATCAAATTTAGGTTCATCAACTACAAAATTCTTCCCAGTATGACCACCCTTAAACTTCTCTAGCGTATATTGCTTATGAAGTGTAGGATCTATCTGTTTAAGAAAGTTATTAAAAGACAAAGAAGCACCACAATTGTGGCACTTATAGTTGGTATTTGTCTTTACAAGATAAAAATACCCCCGTGCCTTGTTCTTGTGTTTCTGAGAATCACCACAGATAGGACAACGGAAGTTATAGAGGTTGGCTTTAACCCGTTTAAATTTTTGTAGTCTAGAGGAAACTAGTCCAATATATTTTGAATCAACTAGATCCATTCACAAGAGTAATCTCTTGAGGTATTATACTTGTTTCTAATGCTGGTGTCAATGTTGATCTTAAAACTTTCTGTCCAACGGGACTTACAAGGAAACTTATTATACTTAATGCACCAAAAATACTCCACATCTTCTTCTCCATCAAACGCAGTCTATCATCTACCTTGCGAATATCTCTCTCACATCCTGCCTTAATCTCCGCAGTCGAACGACTAACCTCTCTGTGAAGCGATTCAACTTTCTCGAATAATACGGCATCTATCCTATCCTGTTTGTCTAATTTCTCATCATGGACAGCAAGCATCTGTCCCATTTTAATAGAGTTCTCACTCAGAGTTTCTATTACACGTTCTAATCTTTCTATTAATGCGTTAGTATTGTCCATCTTTATCTGGTGTCCATCTCTTTCTAGCACCAGGCATCTTTCCTCTAGCTAGAATTGGTGGTCTATACTTCTTTTTCATAAAGACTGGGGGTTCTTTACCAGGAACAGCCCCTGCAATATGGCCACTACTTACATTATTTACAGGTACATCTTCATTAAGACCCCTAACTATATTTCTTATATTGTCTAAAGGAGACCTTTTAGGTGTTTCTTCGTTATTCATTAGACTTTTTTTAATAGAGAAAGACAACCATCATCTTCTTCAATAAAACTAATTTGACTCTTAGGATATTCAGAAACCCTATTTAAAAATATAAGAAAACTTTTTAAATAAGGCCATAAATCTTCCTCTAAGTTATAAAATAACAAAGGAACTGCTGCCTCATTAAAAACATTAAACAAAACAGTTAAATGATTAAGAATAAGATGAATTTTAAGTTCACCAGTATTTTTATAACGCTTTAATAAACGTTTAATATACTTGATTCTCTTTAAATCATCATCAAAATCATCCTTAGTTAATGCTTGAGGATTATCGTAGAATTTTATAGCAAAGAGTTGATAATTACTCTCATTCAATTCATCAAACTTCATATTATATTAGATTAAATTACTTAGGAGTAGGATATGCAATTCCGTAAGCACCAGTTTCAATACCAGAGTTACCACCGATTGCTACCAGTATTTCACTCTTAACTCTGAAATTACCATCACAGTCAGTATAAGTTGTAACACCTACCCATCCACCACCACTAGTTCTATACTTAGTAGAAACACCATCAAAGTCTTGAGAGGTATCGGTAGATATACCATAGATTATTCTATCATAACCACCAGTCTTTCTCTTAAATTGAATACTATCACCAGTAGCAATACCAGCAGTAACAGCAGATTCTAGACTTATAATTTGATTACCTTGGAAGGTAAGTAAATCACCACTACTTATAGTGGCAGAAATTGTAGAACCAATTGTAACTGTTGTAGCACCTGTTCCAGTGATAGTTACAAATTGACCAGCACCACCAGATGTTACATACACACTTTCTGCTTCAGCAATACCAGGGAAGTCTGCATAAAGAGTATCGGATCCAATTCCAGAACCATGAGTGGTTGCTGTATATCCAACACCAAGACCAGTTATCTTAATTTCATTTCCACCATTAACAATAGCATCTTCACCGAAGCCAGTAGTACTTAAAGCTACCGAACCAACATAAGCTGCTGCAATATTTAATTGACCTATAGCAGTCTCATCTTCGGCAGTAATATCACCTACATTGGATCCGATATGTTGATAAGTTGCAACAGTATCGTGCTTATTACTAAAAGAGTGGTCATCCACAGTGTAAATAGGTAATTCACTTATATAAAAACTAGTTCCAGCAAAACCTCCAGCAGCTCCACCACCAGAATCTCCTGAAAGACCAAATGTATTACCTATACTGAAAGCAGTAGTGCTTGTAATGTCTTTGATAACTGCATCACCATAAAATGTTCCACCATCACCTCGATATCCAAATCGGATTATATCACCAGTCTTGGCGTAACCTGCGTTTCCGAAGTTAGTTCCTGCACCTGTACCAATACCTGATGCATAGTCTAATGTTACAGTCCCTGCCGACGTTACATTGTCATTTTTACCCCAAAGAGACATGTTCTTTACCTATTAAAAAATCTTTTCTAAAGATATTTATATATCTCTAGACTTCCCTAGCCTGAATTGCCTTCTCTACTTGTTCAAGAAGTTTATCATCCATATCAGTTTTGGTAAGTTTAACTGCCTTACCTAATATAACAAGACAAATTTCAATTAATTTTTCTCCCAGTTCTTCATTTTCTGGAATATTATTTACTGCATCAGAAATAATTTTTGTTGCAAGTGGTAGTAGAAAGGAAAACATAATCTCAACTATAGCTAATGTATATAGCAAATTATAAATAAATTTTTAACTGTGAGAGTAGGAGTCGAACCTACAAGTCCCGCCAGAGACACTAGTTAAACAGACTAGAGCGTTTACCGTTTCGCCACCTCACAAAGAAATCCCTAATCAGGGATTGCTTGCATGATACGTGTGACTCCTATTCCACCACCACTTCTAGGGAAGAAATCAAACTCAAGGAACTTCTCAAGTTCTGCTTCAACTCTTTCCTTACCAAATTTATCAATGATAAGTTGAGCATATCCACCATCAGAAATAGTATAGAACGTTTCACGCATCTGATCTTTATCAGTACTTCGTTCCGCACTACCAATAGTTTCCATACCATTTAATATAACATCAATTTTTCTACTGGTTCCATCATCATTCCTAGACATGTTCCAGAAAGGAGATGTCCACTCAGGGAAATCAGTAATCATACCACGACCTATTGTAGTTTCATGCACATGATCAAGTTCTTCTACTTGATACGTCTGTGCCCAATCATCATAGGTTTTTATTCTATCCTTGTCTAAAGGAATACCTAAGTGCTCACATAATTCAATCTCCATCTTTTCAAGTTCTTCTACACCACCGTGCATTTCAAACTCAAACATAGGGAAAATAGTTTCGTGTCTACCTGGTACAGGATTCGGTTCTGCTCTATAAGAAGTAGATAAACAGAAGAACCCTGCAGCATCTGGATTCTTAAGTAGTTCATATTCCAACCACATCTGACCAGTCTGTGGTAGTGGCCATATTTCACCACTATAATTATAAGTTGCTACTGTTTCTGGATCTTCACAGGCAGCAAGGATACTTAATCTATTCTGTGTATGAACTTCATAAAAATTTTTAGCCAAAAAAAATGACCTTAATAGGTCAAGTGTTTTGGTATATTTTTTCGGGTCAATCAGACTTGTCATTATTTTAAGCTAAACTGAATTTATTTAGACTTAACTTATTTTTGAATTGTTTCAGATCCACCACCTAACTGTTCTGTTCCACCTACGGCAAAAGGGTTGTATTTTGCTCTTGCCATTCTATATGCTTTCTCATGCATAGTAACTACCTCTTCAGCATCTTTTTCAAAGTCAGGAGTTGACTCATGACGTGAAGAATAGGCATCTGCTATCTCTTCTTCGGGTCTTGGATTATATGCATCATCTGCATCAGAAGATCCATACATATCAAATCTGTCATTAGTGGCTATTGGCATATCATCAAGGGGGTTGTGTGGTTCATTGAACCAAGGATCATAAGGAATTTTGGGTAAATTATCACTCATAGTGTTTTTTTCCTGCTCTTATTCTACCAGATCCTTTTGCATCTGTAAACTTTACTCCATGTTTCTTAGTATCTGACCTAACCGCATCGGTTTGTTTTTTTACATTTGCTGCCTTTGCCTTCTTATAAAAATCATGAAAAGTAGGTTTACGAGCACTTCTTCTATCATCATCTTTATAATAACTAGTCTGTCCTTCATCTACGGTCACAGGTTTTTCATGTTTTTCTTTACTCCCAATTTTCTTTTTAAGTTTTTCGTATTGTGATGCTTCCTCTTTCTGATATTTCTTCTTCTTTTCGTCTGTACCTGGTTTATAATGTGGTTTGTCACCTTTCTTTTTCATAGACCACATCAACTTAAACATATCCGCAGTCTTTTCCTTCTTGGTTGTACTACCAGGAAGACCCTTAAATCTACCATCATCTAATGCTCTTTTAAAAGCAGCAGCACTTCCACCAATCTTTGATTTTGGTTTCCAAGGTTTAGTTTTCTCCTTTTCAGCTTTGGTATGACCCCAACCAGGAGGTGAAACTTCCTGAATATCCTGTGCAAAATCCTTAGCCGCTTTTTTGCTGATACCTTTTTTCTTTCTCTCCTCTGGATTAGATAAGAGATATCCAAAATATCTTTGTTGCTTTTTAGATACTGCTGGCATTTAACATTTCCATTTTCGAAGTGCTTTATTGATTCTGGAATCAGGATCATTGGCAGTCTTTGCACTAGTGAGTTTCTTTTTCATTCCACCCATACGAGCACAGAATGATTTCTTCCTAGAACCACCTTCTGGTTGTGGTGCTTTTAAATCAGAACCAGGATTCTCACGTTCGTAAGACTTCCTACCCTTCTCATTTAATCCACCTTCTTTATTCTTACCAGACTTCTTAGTCCATGCTGCACCTTCCTGAACAAAATCAAGTTCATCTCTCCAAGAGTATGATTCACTCTTACTGTTACCATAGTTAGCAGCACCCTTCTTACGACACTGAACTAATCTACCAGATGCATATGCAGAAGGCCAAACTTTTGCACTTGCTTTTACTTTATTGTAGCAAGCATCTTTCTTACCACTACCCTTTCCTTTCTTATCTTCTTCTTTAACGCAATTAGGAACTACTTTCTTTCCTTTCTTCTTCATTCCTTTCTGAGTATACCCGTCCCAACATTTCTCATTCATTTTCTTTTTAGGTTTGTCAGTACTAACATATGTAGGTTTTGCAGCACCTGATTTAGATTGTTGACCAGGATCTGCTGCCTTCTTTCTTCTTGATGCAGAATCTCTTTCTGCCTTGGTCATACTGGCACGTTTAGAAGATGATACACACTTAGGAGTTCCTTCTCCTGGTTCATCACTCGCACAAGTTCCACCTGTCTTAACGTTTACCCAACCAGGTTTACCATCTTTAGACTTGGATCCCTTAAACCACTTATGGAGAGAACCTTCTTTCCATGAATAGCGTTTAGGTTCCACTAGTATCCCTCATCAATTTCTCAGCATCTGCTCTTGATTGACGACGTTTTGCTATAGAATCTGCTGGTGTAGTTTTCCTATCACCATACTGAACTCTACCCTTTTCACCTTTTGTCTTGGGGGTTTGACCAGTTGGTTTACCAGTCTCCTTACGGATTTTAGTTCTAACATAGTTTAATACTTTGTCAGTACTACCACCTTTTTTGACTGGAGTACCTGCTCTCTTATTGATGGAACCAGTTGCCTTTCCAGTTTCTTTACCATAACGATTCAATTCAGTGACGATCTCTTCCTTTACACCACGCTTTGCTTCGTGATCTGCTCTTCTATCTTTTCTAATACCACCACCTAGTGCATGTGATCCATGTGGATTACCATATCTCTTGTCTCTAGCAGTTGCTCTCTTATACTCAGGTAATTTTTCATCTACCTTTGCTTCACTAACACCACGCTTTGCCTTATGTTCAGCAGTACGGGCTTTCATGGCATCTAGACCAGGAGCACCTTTCTGCCCCTTCTTGTCCATGAACTTTTTAGTTCTGGCAACAACCTTTTCACCTGTTCCTCTGTAATAGTCTTCTTTTTTCAAACTACCAGGAGTAGGTTTGTGTCCTCCTCCAACATAACCACCTTCTACATCTTTAACG